TAGAGTTAGAAAATGGATCAAAAATATCGGCAAACTCTACTTCTTCATCTGCTGTCCGAGGTGGATCCTATAATGTCATCTTTCTTGACGAGTTCGCCTTCATACCGAATCACATTGCTGACGACTTCTTTGCCTCTGTTTATCCTACTATCACGTCTGGACAAAGTACTAAAGTAATTATTGTTTCAACCCCACGGGGTATGAATCATTTCTATCGTATGTGGCACGATAGTGAAAAGGGTAAGAGTGATTATGTACCAACTGATGTACATTGGAGTGAAGTCCCAGGTAGAGATGATGCTTGGAGAGAACAAACTATTGCAAACACATCAGAGCAACAGTTTAAGATTGAGTTTGAGTGTGAATTTTTAGGATCGGTTAATACACTAATAAATCCATCAAAATTAAAAACTTTAGTATATGAAGATCCAGTAAAAAGAAATAAAGGTTTAGATATATACAAATCTCCAGAAGAAAACCGTAATTATTTGGTAACAGTTGACGTTGCTAGAGGTATAGGTGGAGATTATTCTGCTTTTATTGTATATGATATTACAGAGTTTCCCTATAGCGTAGTTGCTAAGTATAGAAATAATGAAATTAAACCTATGTTATTTCCTAATATCATTAATGATGTAGGTAAAGCATATAACAATGCATTTGTATTAATAGAAATAAATGATATTGGTGATCAAGTATCAAATATACTTCATTTTGATTTGGAATATGACAATCTCTTAATGTGTTCTATGAGAGGTAGATCAGGTCAGGTTGTTGGTGCAGGATTTAGTGGAAAAAAATCTATGCTTGGTGTAAGAATGACTGCAGCAGTTAAAAAGTTGGGATGTTCTAATCTTAAAACACTACTTGAAGATAATAAGTTATTGGTATGTGATTATGATATTATTTCAGAATTAACCACTTTTACTCAAAAACATAATTCATTTGAAGCAGAAGAGGGATGTAATGATGATCTAGCAATGTGTTTAGTAATATTTTCTTGGTTAGTAGCACAAGATTATTTTAAAGAAATGACGGACAATGATGTTCGTAAACGAATATATGAAGAACAAAAGAATCAGATAGAGCAAGATATGGCTCCGTTTGGATTTATCTCAGATGGGTTTGATAATGTAGAAAGTTTTACAGATAATGAAGGTGATAGATGGCATACAGATGAATATGGGGATCGTTCTTATATGTGGGACTATATGTAAATAGACGTTTTAATAAATAATTTCAGAATAATCTGAGAATTCGGAGACGAAAAGATGCCACTTAATCTAGCATCGCCTGGAATTTTGGTTAAAGAGATCGATCTGACTGCTGGAAGAGTTGATCCGACTTCAGCTGCGATTGGCGCAATTGTGGGACCATTTGAGAAAGGACCAGTAAATGAACCTGTGCTGGTAACAAACGAACAGGGACTTCTAGATAATTTTGGCGATCCACATGCAACCGATAAGCAATACGAAACTTGGTTAGTTGCATCTTCATACCTAGCATATGGTGGACCATTACAAGTTGTAAGATCTGATAGTAGTAATCTTAAAAATGCTGCTTCTGGTGGTCTTGATGGAAGTAATGTTTCACAAGTTAAAATTAGTAGTTACGACGACTATGTAAATAATGGATACGATGAAAATACTTTAGCAACTGCTTCGATTGTTTCAAGCAATCCAGGTGGTTGGGCAAACGGAATTAAAGTTGGCGTAATTGATTCTAAAGCGGATCAAATTTTTAGTGGTGTTAGTACAGCATTTGATGGTACAGTTGGTTTAAACCAATATGTTGGATATGGTGTTACTCAATCTTTAGATGGTAGAGTTATTATTGGTAGTGGATCAACATCTCTTGTAGAACATTCTCTAGGAACAGGTGCATATCTAAAAGGTATGATTACCGAAGTTGGAACTGGACAAATTAGTGTTAAAGTTCTTTCTACTGTTTCAGCAGCAAATACTGTAACTGATGTAGATTACCAACAAGGTGGTGTTTATGAGTTTAAAGCTGGGTCAATAACTGGAATTAGTACAGTAACTACTGGTACCAAATCTGCTACAAGTTATGGTGCAAATAGTGCTACTATATCAGATTGGTTTGACGCACAAAATATTACACTTTCTAACGGAAAAACAATTGCTTGGAATTCTCTTGCAGATAAACCAGGAACTTCTTCATATGCTGCTGCTAGAGGAGCAAGATTTGATGAAGTAAGTGTTGTTGTAGTTGATGATACTGGAAATGTTACTGGAAATGCTCAAACAATTCTTGAGAAGCATTTAAATCTTTCTAAAGCAAAAGATTCTGAGTATTCAGTAGGTTCTACTTCTTATTGGAGAAAGTATATCTCTGAAAATTCAGAATATATCTTTGCATTGGGAACTAATGATCTTTCACCAGTTGGTGCAGCATACAGTACTGGAGCAGGTGATTATCATCTCCAAGGAGATTTTGCTTGGGATCAGAATGCATCTGGAATTGTATTTGGTGGTTCTGGAAATACAGTTCTCACTTTAGAAGGTGGTGTAAACTACAATGGTCAAACTGGAATTAGTACAACTGGAGCACTTGATGCTACTGTTGGTGATCTATCAACTGGTTACGATATCTTCGCAAATACTGAGGAATATGAAGTAGACTTCCTATTAATGGGTGGTGCTTCTGGATCTCAAGAAGATTCTCAGGCATTAGCAAGTAAAGTTATTTCAGTTGCTGAAGGAAGACAAGATGCATTAGCATTTGTTTCTCCTGGAAGAACTACTCAACTTACTGAAAGTGTTGCTGGTTCTTATTCAGTTAAATCTGATGCTGATATTACTACTAATGTAGTTAATTGGTATTCACCAATCCCATCATCATCTTATGCCATTCTTGATAGTGGTTATAAGTATATGTACGATAGATTCTCTGATACATTTAGATATGTTCCTCTTAATGGAGACATAGCAGGACTTTGTGCCAGAAATGATTCAACAAACTTCCCTTGGTTCTCACCTGCAGGAACACAAAGAGGGGCAATTCTCAATGCAGTTAAATTGGCATACAATCCAAGTAAACTACAAAGAGATACACTCTATTCAAACAGAGTCAATCCTATAGTGTTCTCACCAGGATCAGGAATTATCCTATTTGGTGATAAGACTGGTCTTGCTAAAGCTTCTGCTTTTGATAGGATCAATGTTCGCAGATTGTTTATCTTCCTAGAAGATGCAATTAAGGCAGCAGCAAAAGATGTTATGTTTGAATTTAACGATGCTTTAACAAGAAATTCATTTGTTAATGCTGTTGAACCTTTCTTAAGAGATGTTCAAGCTAAGCGTGGTATTCAAGAATTTAGATTAATCTGTGATGAATCCAACAATACAGCAGCAATTATTGATGCTAATGAATTCATAGCAGACATCTACGTTAAACCATCCCGTTCCATCAACTTTATAGGACTGACGTTTGTGGCCACCAGATCTGGTGTTTCATTCTCGGAAGTTATTGGAAACGTTTAATTTTAAAAAGGTCACAAAACAATGGCTCTACGCACAATCTCACAATTTAAGGGGCAATTAACTGGTGGTGGTGTAAGACCCAATCTGTTTGAAGTTACTTTAAACTTTCCAAATGGATCTGGGCAAGCACTAACATTTATGTCCAACGACTCTTCTCCGAGTGCAGTAACACAAGAAATTGCTACAAACGGAGTTGCAGATAAAGTACCATTTTTGGTAAAAGCAGCTGCTCTGCCAGCATCAAATATAACTCCTGTGGATGTTCCTTTTAGAGGAAGAATCCTTAAAGTTGCTGGAGAAAGAACATTTGATAGTTGGACAGTTACTGTTGTCAACGATGCTGATTTCAAAATTAGAACAGCATTCGAGCAATGGATGAACGGTATTAGCAGACTAACTAACGGATCTGGTGAAGTAAATCCATCAGATTACACTGCTGATGCAAATGTTAACCAACTTTCACGAAATGGTGATATACTAAGAAGGTATAACTTTGTTGGTTTATTCCCAACAAATATTTCTGAAATTCCATTATCAATGGATACAACAGATACTATTGAAGAATTTACTGTAGAAATGCAGGTTCTTTACTGGACTATATCTGCTATTCAGGAATCATCTACTGAAGTTGCTCCTGCAGTTAACTAATAAATAAGTAAAATAGTTCAAATTATTATAAAATGTCCAAACTTTTTGGTTTTTCAATTGAGGCTTCTGAGAAGGTAGCCAAATCTATAGTTTCCCCCGTACCGCCTAACAATGCGGACGGGGTTGATAATTTTATTGCGTCTGGATTTTATGGTCAATTTGTTGATATTGAAGGTGTATATAGAACAGAGCACGATCTCATTAAAAGATATCGTGAAATGGCAATACACCCAGAATCTGATAATGCTATAGAAGATGTTGTTAATGAAGCAATAGTTAGTGATTCTTATGATTCTCCTGTAGAAATAGAATTATCTAATGTAAATGCGAGTGATAAATTAAAAGACAAGATTAGAGAAGAGTTTAAATATATTAAAGAACTGCTAGATTTTGATAAAAAATCGCACGAAATCTTTAGAAATTGGTATATTGATGGTAGATTATACTATCATAAGGTAATTGATCTTAAAAAACCAGAAGATGGGATCAAAGAACTGAGATATATTGATCCAATGAAGATGAGATATATTCGTCAAGAAAAGAAACCTAAAAATAAGGATGGTGTTGATTTAAGTAGGATGGATGAAAAGAGTAAAACTTTTTATCCAGAAATAGAAGAATATTTTGTATATTCTCCAAAACCAAATTATCCATTAGGGATGGTTTCAGGAGCAGGTGGACAAAAAGGAGTAAAGATTGCTAAAGATACAATCACTTATGTTAATTCTGGATTAGTAGATAGAAATAAAGGAACAGTTCTTTCATACTTACATAAAGCAATTAAGGCACTTAATCAACTTAGAATGATTGAGGATAGTCTTGTAATTTATAGATTATCAAGAGCACCTGAAAGAAGAATATTTTACATTGATGTAGGTAATCTTCCAAAAGTTAAGGCAGAACAATATCTTCGTGATGTTATGATGCGTTATAGAAATAAGTTAGTTTATGATGCATCTACTGGTGAAGTACGTGATGATCGTAAATTCATGTCTATGATGGAAGATTTTTGGCTTCCAAGAAGAGAAGGTGGTAGAGGAACAGAAATTACTACACTTCCTGGTGGACAGAACTTAGGAGAACTTGCTGATATTGAGTATTTTCAAAAGAAACTCTATAGAGCATTAGGTGTTCCTGAATCTAGAATTGCAAATGATGGTGGTTTTAATTTAGGAAGATCATCTGAGATATTAAGAGATGAATTAAAATTCACTAAATTTGTAGGAAGATTGAGAAAGAGATTTGCTAATTTGTTTAGTGATATGCTCAGAACTCAGTTAATTCTAAAAAATATTATTAGTACTGAAGACTGGGATGCAATTAATGATCATATTCAATACGATTTTGTTTATGATAATCAATTCTCAGAATTAAAAGAATCAGAATTGATGGATGGTAGACTTGCAACTTTAGCAACTATAGAACCATACATTGGCAAATTCTATTCACAAGATTGGGTTCGTAGAAAAGTTTTACGTCAAACTGATACTGAGATAAAGGAAATTGATGAACAGATTGAACAGGAAATACAGGATGGAATTATTCCAGATCCAAGTATGATGGATCCAATTACTGGAGAACCATTACCACCAGAAGGTGCAATGATGGATGCACCACCATTGGATATGGGAATTACTAATGGACAGGTTGATAAAGATACTAAAACGGCTGAGATATAAATAACCGTATATAACTATATCAATTTTTATGGAAGATCTTATCGATTTGATTGTCACTGATGCGTCTGCTTCAGACGTTAGTGATAAAATTAAAGATGTTTTGTTTGCTAAATCTGCAGAAAGAATTGACACCATTAAACCAAATGTTGCCGATTCTATGTTTGCTAGTAGTGATGAAGGATCTGTTGAGGCAGAAGTAGAACCAGAGGAAACAACTGATGGCGAATAGAACCTTACCAAAAGGTGCAGAGGCAGCTTGCCCAACAACGACAGGAACAGCTTCTACTTTTGGGAATGCAACAGTAGTTCGACTTATCAATAATGGTGGAACCGCTAGGTTAGTTACTGTTGTTGAAGAGCAGAGTGGAACAGTAGTTGGATCTTTCACTATGGCAGGTAATACTGTTGAGTATGTTGAGAAAGACCCGACTTATGCAATATTTGCAGCAAATGCTGCTGTGTTGGGCGCAAAAGTAGGATTTACAAATTAGGAAAATGAAACTTATTACAGAAGAAGTTGCAAGCGTTAAATTTATCACCGAAGGAAAAGGTGCTAAAAAGAAAATGTACATTGAAGGTGTATTTCTTCAGGGCGAAATTAAAAACCGTAATGGAAGAATGTATCCTTTAAACACTCTTTCTCGTGAAGTTAATCGTTATAATGAATCTTTTGTTAATAAGGGTCGTGCTCTTGGTGAATTAGGTCATCCAGATGGTCCTACTGTAAATCTTGATCGTGTTTCCCATAAAATTGTTTCTCTCCGTCAGGAAGGTAATAATTTTGTAGGTAAAGCACAACTTCTAGAAACACCTATGGGTAAGATTGCAAAATCTCTTATTTCAGAAGGAGTAACACTTGGAGTTTCATCTCGTGGTGTTGGATCTTTAAAAGAAGATCGTTCTGGCATGAAAGTTGTGGGTGAAGATTTCATGTTAGCAACTGCTGCTGATATAGTAGCAGATCCTTCAGCTCCCGATGCATTTGTATCTGGAATCATGGAAGGAAAAGAATGGGTTTGGGAAGGTGGTTCACTTCGTGAGCAACTTTTAGAGAAAACTCAAAAGCGTATTAATACGCTAGTTGATCAAAAAGTATTGGAAGAACATAAACTTGGATTGTTCCAAAATTTTCTTTCAAATTTATAAGTCATCTAAATAAATACAGATTAATTCAAATCTAAATATAAATGTCCGTCGGCACAAAATTACAAAAAATGGAAAACATCGAAGAAAACGTGGTGACCAAAGGTGCTAAACCTGCGGAACCTATGCAAAAACTTACCACAGGTGGTACTTCTCCTACTTGGGAAGATCTCGGTGGACCTACTCCAGAAAACTCTAAACCTGATGATGATTCAAATAAATTGAAGACTCCTAGTGGTCTAGCAGCAGTTAAAAATGTTGTTAATAAGGGTGCAAAACCTGGTGACTCTGCTCCTAAAGGAGTTAAAGAGGAAGAGGTTGAAGTAGAAGGAGAAGTTGTTGCCGAAGGAGAAAAAGCAACTGAAGAAGTAGTTGCCGAAGAACCTAATAAAGAGGGTGAAGAGGTAGTTGCTGAAGAGCCTGCTAAAGAAGGCGAAGTAGTTGCCGAAGAAGAAACTACTGAGGAAGAAGTAGTTGCCGAAGATAAGGTTGATGTCGAAGAAGACCTCAATGCACTTATTTCTGGTGAAGAACTTTCCGAAGATTTCCAAGAAAAAGCACGAGTTATCTTTGAAACTGCAATCAAGACTAAGGTTGCTGAAGCAAAAGAAAAACTAGAGGAAGAAAACAAGGTTAAATTGGAAGAAGAGATTATTTCTATCAAAAATAACCTTACCGAACGTGCGGATTCTTATCTAGAGTACGTTGCTGATGAGTGGATCCAAGAGAACAAACTCGCAGTAGAAAACGGACTACAAACAGAAATGACCGAATCATTCTTGAAAGGAATGAAAGGTCTCTTTGAAGAACATTATGTATCAATCCCTGAAGAAAAATATGATGTCATCGAGAACATGGTAGATAAACTTGATGAAATGGAGTCAAAACTCAACGAGCAAATCGAAAAGAATGTTGCTCTAAACAAAAGATTGTCAGAATCAGTTGCTGATGTAATTCTTTCAGATGTTTCTGAAGGACTTGCACTTTCCCAAAAGGAAAAACTTGCTTCTTTAGCTGAAAATGTTGAGTTTGAAAGTGAAGAATCTTATCGTGAAAAACTAGCAACTCTTAAAGAATCTTATTTCTCTAAGACAGCACCTAGTGCAAAAAGAGATACTGCTGAAACTATTTCAGAATCAGTAGATCAAGAACAAGCAGCACAAGAAGTGACTCCTTCAATGGAACGCTATTTGTCTGTTCTAAACAGAGCTGCTAAAAAGTGATTTTTAAATAATCAATCGTAAATAACCTAACATTTATCAGAAGGTAAATTCAAATGCAAATGTTCAATGCTGAACAACTGCAGGAGAAGTGGTCTCCTATCCTTGATCATCAAGGAATGGATAAGATAGAAGATCCCCATCGTCGGGCCGTCACCGCTATCCTGCTAGAGAACCAAGAGAAAGAAATGCGTGAAGAACGTGCTTTCCTTGGAGAAGAACCAACCAACTATACTGCATCTAGTGGTGCAACAGCTGGTTTATCTGCATCTGCCAGTGGCAACATGCAGGGTTTCGACCCAGTTCTCATCAGTCTAATTCGTCGTTCTATGCCAAACTTGGTCGCTTATGACCTTGCTGGTGTTCAACCAATGAATGGTCCAACAGGACTTATCTTTGCAATGCGTTCTAAGTACAGCACACAAGGCGGTACAGAAGCATTATTCGACGAAGCAGATACATCATTCTCTGGATCAGATTCCAACGCAACAACAGCAGAAATCGGAGCAGGATATGTTTCTGGTTCTGATGGTGCATCTGTTGGTATTGGTACAATCGCTCAGGGAACTGCTGCTGCTGATGGAAATCCAGGTCTACTAAGTCCTGATGCTGCATCCACCCAAAAAGACTACGCAGTTGGTCAGGGTATGGATACAGAAGACGCTGAAGCACTCGGTACATCGAGTAACCATTTCAACGAAATGGCATTCAGCATCGAGAAAGTAACAGTTACTGCTAAATCTCGTGCGTTAAAAGCTGAGTACTCACTAGAACTCGCTCAAGACCTTAAAGCAATTCATGGATTGAATGCTGAAGCGGAATTAGCAAATATTCTCTCTACAGAGATACTTGCTGAAATCAACCGTGAAGTTATTCGTACAATCTATAAGATTGCTGAATCTGGTGCTCAAACAAACGTTGCAACTGCTGGTAAGTTCGACTTAGACGTTGACTCCAACGGAAGATGGTCAGTTGAGAAGTTCAAGGGATTGATCTTCCAGATCGAAAGAGATGCCAATGCGATAGCACAAAGAACTCGTCGTGGAAAGGGCAACATGATCCTTTGCTCCGCAGACGTTGCTTCTGCTCTTACAATGGCTGGTGTTCTTGATTACACACCTGCTCTTAATGCTAACCTTAATGTTGATGACACAGGCAATACATTTGCTGGTGTACTTCAAGGTAAGTATAGAGTATACATCGATCCTTATTCTGCAAACCTTGCTGCTGCTCAGTACTACGTTTGTGGTTACAAAGGTTCTTCACCTTATGACGCTGGATTGTTCTATTGCCCATACGTTCCACTACAGATGGTTCGTGCAGTTGGCGAGAACACCTTCCAACCAAAAATTGGCTTTAAGACCAGATATGGTATTGTTGCCAACCCATTTGCTGAAGGAACAACCGCAGGTTCTGGTCGCCTTAAGACTAATAGCAACAAGTACTACAGAAGAGTACAGGTTAACAACCTCATGTAAGAAGAAAGGATATAATTCCTTTTATACTCAAGAGGATCCTTCGGGATCCTCTTTTTTTTGTCTAAATAATTTTTATGATAAAATCTTTAATAAAACCAGAAGATCCCATACTACATAAGAAAATAAAAAAGTGTAGTTATAATTTGGATCGATCTAATCTATCTTCTATTTTAAATGAAAATATGATTCATTATAATGGGGTAGGACTTTCTGCTAATCAGATTGGTATAGAGGAAAGATCTTTTGTAATGATGATTGATTTAGAAACCCAAGAAACTATTACTTGCTTTAATCCTAAAATTTTAAAAGAATCTAAGGATGAAGTAGAAATGGAAGAGGGTTGTTTATCTTATCCAGATGTGCAATTAAAAATAACTAGACCAAATAGTGTCGTAGTTAAGTATGAAGATGAAATTAAAAAGGTTTATAAGGTAAAGTTTTCTGATTGGAAAGCAAGAGTTTTTCAGCATGAATATGATCATATGGAAGGTATTGATTTTAATCAAAGAACTAAATAATTAAAAATCCACTATAAATATGGCTTATTATATCGAAAAACCAGGTGTGCCACAAAATGCTGGTATAGGAGATGTTTATTATAAAGGTGATGGACAATGGACTGATCAATTTGAAGGTAGAAAATTGTATACTAATATTCCAGAATCTGTTATTCTCAATTCAGATGGAAAAAATGGTGGATTTACTAATGCCGTTATAAGGGGTGTTTAATAACTAATGGCTAATTTTTACGATACACAACTAAAGAATAGAAATTTACTATCTCCAGTTGGATTTAAATTGACTTTAAATACCAAAAGGAAAATAGATTTCTTTTCAAATACAGCAACTATTCCAGCATTGACTTTAGGAACAGTATTACAAACAACTCCTTTAAGAAATATAGATGTTCCTGGTGATGAATTGTTGTACGATGATTTCCAAATTGAATTCTTAGTTGATGAGGATTTGGTTAATTATATGGTAGTTCATAATTGGTTAACTGGATTAGGATTTCCAGAATCTTACCAAGAGTTTAAAACTTTAACAACGGACCCAGAACAGCAGAAAGATGATAAATTGCAATATGTTGATGGAAGTCTTCATATTTTGAATAGCAATTTAAGAGATATTGCTGTAGTTAAATTTCAAGATTTGTTTCCAGTTTCTTTAACTGGTCTTGAATTTAGAGCAACAGATGATGATATTAATTATTTTACAGCACAAGCAACATT